TGGAAATTTTCCTAATCCATTGATAATTATAACCGTCAAAAAAGAAAATGTTACGAGCCGAAAAGAATATAAATCCCTGTTCGGCTTTTATGATAGCAGAGATTGCGGTAGAAAAAATAGGTACTTCCCTTAACCATTTGTCAGTATTAATACCGTTCCAAATAATAATCTTAGTTTCAGTATAAACAGCGTAGTCATTAACGTGCTTAACAATAGTCAGATAAATCAAGTCATTATCAACAGCTACATCTGTGATAATATAACCAATAGGCAAAGTAAAAGCGTCATCAATAGAGGTCGTGCCATCCCAAGAAGCAATCTTATTTCCATTTAAGATATACATCTTGTTTCCGAACTCAAACATTTTGTGAGGGACACCAGTAGTTAAAGCAGTTTTGCCTTGAGTACCAGTCCACCAGTTATCATTAGGCGAAGTAAAAGAAAAATCATCAGAAAATATATCAGTAGTTCCAGAAGCATATAAAACATCACGAAATACTATAGCGTGACTGTTACTAGAAAAAGTAATTAGAGTAGCGGTATCTTTTAAAGAATATCCAGGGGGGGTTAGTGGGTTAGCCTCATAAATCTTGCCATTAGAACAAAACAAGTAATTTTTAACACTCCCACCAGCACCAGAAACTTTATATTTAACATTAGTGACCACTTCTCCTTCAAGTCCAGTGCTGTAATCCGTTAAAGACCTGCCAGCAGAAAGTAAACCAAGACTAGCACCTCTATCTATTTCAAACCCTAAACTGTCAGGAGAAAAACCACCATCGCCAGAGTGTTCGGTTAAAGACATCCCCTTAAGAAAGTTTGACTTGTCTATAGTTAGGATTTTCATAGGTTAACGATTAAGATTATTTGTTCTCTAGTTAGATAAACGTATATCGCACACAGGGTAAAGATTAAGGCAAGGAAAGTCATTTTCATCGTGCCTTTCCAAGCGTCAGCTTGGGCGGTTAAAACCATCGCTTCAATAGACAGATATATTCCGTAGCAGATTATAAGAAAGAGGAGAATGGACATCAGAATAGTTGGAAGAAATTAGACGAGCCAGTAACAGGTGTATAAGTGGAAAATTGCCAGACTCCACCAGCAGAATTATTCATTATATACATTTTAGAGCCATCAGAATTTTTAAAACATAGAGAGGAGGTGAAATTAGAACCTGTTGTGGAAAAGTGGTCAAATTTAACTCGCCCAGGGTCCCAATTAGCTGTCGATAAATCCCAAGCGGTAGATAAGGTATATTGGTAGACATAACCATCGCCAGGAGCGCCAAACATTACTGTTCCTGTATCATTAAAAAATATTTCACTAGAATATCCCTCATCAGCAAAAGACTTGCTGGCATAAGTAGCTGTCGATATATCCCAAGCAGTTGAGAGGGTGTATTGCTTAACAACACCGTTGGTATTATCTCCAATATAGAGTATCCCCCCAGTAGGGTTAATAAAGAAACTTTTAATAGAATAAGATGGCGTATAGTTCTTACTATCGTAACTTGCTGTCGATATATCCCAAGCAGTTGAGAGGGTGTATTGATAAATATAATTATTAGCACCATTTACATAAACCTTAGTGCCACTAGAACCAATAAATAAATTAAAGGCATTAATCGCACCTAATTGTGCGGTTGTGTCTAATTCTTTGCTAGCTAAAGTAGCTGTTGAAATATCCCAAGCGGTGGATAGAGTCCATTGGACTACTTTACGTGTGTTATATTCTAAAGTATAAGCCTTAGTCCCGTCATCACTCAGCATTAAACTAGCAACAGTAGACCCGAAAGACTTTGTCTTACTATCGTATGTAGCTGAACTAACATTAAATGTTCCCCAAGCCATATAATTATACTGAAGCTAAACACCTCCATTTAGATGTCGCTGAATTATAAACAAAGCCAACTGAAAGCATAGCCGTTGTTACTGTAGTAGTTGGTAACGTCGTGGTAGATGCCTCAAACGAAGCTCCCCAAGTAATAGTTCTAGCGGCTGTTCCAGTTATCTCAATAATCAATTTCTGTCCGTGAGTTGGTGTGCCAGATAAATTAGTTGTCATTGATGTGATATTGGTAGCTAGAGCGGTAATTCTATGAACATCACAGTTATCAGTATTAATAGTCGGAGTCGCACTTGAAGTTTCACTCGTTACTCTAGGAGTAATTCTTTTATTTGTGAAGGTGGTTGTGCTTGTAGCTGAAACACTCGCAGCAGCACTCGTCCAATCCGTTCCATCAGATGTCAAAACATTTCCAGAAGTTCCAGGAGCAACGCTTGGGATATTATGGGAATCTTTAGCGGCTTTAGCGGTGAGGAACTTATCATCATCTGTGCCAGTATCTGCCTCAGCTCCAGTAGCCTTGACTGGCAGAGTCTGGTCGCCTGTATTAGTTCCAGATAAGTTTGCTAGTTTTGTTTTTTCAGCGTCAGTAACAAAATTATCATCAGCCCCCTTAGCAGGTTCAAATGTAGAGGTAGGAATACCATTTTTAAGTGTTTTACTATCAGCACCATCCCATTGGGGGATATAGCTATCAGTATTAGTTGCTGGGGCTAAAACATCTCCGCTACCCTCTCCATCATCTCCAATATATTTAACCCATAAGCCTGTAAAATCTCCAACTGCTGGGCTGGCTATTACTGTGTCGGTAGATAAAACAGCAATATATTTAAGTAAACCAGTAGGCGTTAAACTAAAACCAGTACCGCTATCATCAGAAGCATAGGCAACATAAACATAAGCGTTTGTTCCGTCAGCACCAGTTAGGCCAGTTTCTCCCTGAATACCCTGAATGCCTTGCTCTCCCTGAATACCCTGAATGCCTTGCTCTCCCTGAATACCTTGTTCACCAGTAGCACCTTTATAGTTTTTCCATAAACCAGTAAAATCAGCGACTAGAGGAGTTGCGATAGCAGTATCTGTAGATAAAACAGCTATGTAATTTAAATCAGCGTCAAAGGTTGTAGTAAATCCAGTTCCAGAAGCGTCTGAGGCGTATGCTACATAGACATAGGCGTTAGCACCGTCAGTACCAGCAGTACCAGTAGCACCTGTCGCACCAGTTGCCCCAGTAGCACCAGTTTCACCTTGTATGCCTTGAATACCTTGTTCACCTTGTATCCCTTGAATACCTTGTTCACCTTGCGCACCAGTAGCTCCAGTATCGCCAGTATCGCCTTTCTGGGCAACTAAATCCCAATATGTTTCCCAACTAGCTCCAGTTCCTGGCTCGTTAGCTTCTGCGCTTGTATGGGCTAAAATACAAACATAAGAAGACCCATCATTAGATGAACCATCTTGTAAGGTGTAGTCAGTAGCTAAAGCCCACGCACCAGTCCAGTTAGTAATAGCACCAGCACTAGTAGAAGAAGCGTCTTCCCAGTTATAAGTAGTAGCCATATTAGTAATAATTCTTATTTTCAGGAGTTAAGGTTGTCGCAACTAATTGCCGACTAGCCATAAACTCATCAAACTCTATTAAGCGTTTATCAATAGCCCTTTCTATCTCCCTCCCTTTAGTAGTCATTTCATTAGCAAGGCAGTAGTCTAAAGCGTTATAGAGGGCTAGTAAATCAACAAAAGGCTCAACTAAATCAGGCTCGTCTGTAGTATTGACTAAATCAGTAACATCTCTTTGGACATATAACTTAATTCCATTAGTAACATTAACTATAGGCAGATTAGTGAATAGAGTTAGAAATCCAGCTCTTATATCATATTCAGGGCTAGTAGGCTCATATTCTTCAAGGGCGGTATTAATATCAATATTAATAGGATTAACAAGTAGATAATCACTATCAGAAGTAAACTTAGCTTCAATTTTATTAACTCTCCAAATAGAAGAGTCTAAATCATATTTATAAACATCAGCTAGAATATCTATGTAGGCATAAGTAGCTCTAGGTTGCCAATTAGGGGAGTTCATAATAGCCCTAGCCTCTAGTCTACGGTAATTCTTATTAGTATTTAGTTTGATTATAGTATCGGCATAATCAGTATTAGTTTCATCTCCAAATACAGTATACCTAGATAGTTTTAAAATGTTTTCAAGTGTCATATTAGGCTATTTATAGTTTCTCCATCTTTAAGTTATACTTATCAAACATATTCCAATTCACTTGACTAAGAGCTTTAGTCTTTCCGTCAAGTTTACCAGCGTTTCTAACCAGCCAAGAGGCGATTATCTTGGATAAATCATCAACTATAATTTTGTTGTCTAGGTAAAGTCCGAAACAACCAACGCCCTCAACTAGTTGAACTAAAGTATTATTATCAATTTTAGGTTTATCCATATTTTTTTTGATTATGTTAATTTTCAAAGCCCAGTAATAGGCATCATCCCAAGAGCTTAAAGTTTTAATCTCAGGCTTGTAGGTATCAAATATCTTAACCTCCTTGTAGTTAGCCATTAAAACAGCGTGATTATGTTTTCCAGTTGGATTGTAGTATTTGCCACCTTTATAATGCCAGGCGTTAACATAGACTTGTAAAGTACCAAACTTAGAGGCTTCTGCCCAGTTCTCCCTAGCTACCCATTCTCCTACTATCTCATATTTCTCATTAAAATCTCTAGCTACATCTTCGGCTTCTGGCGTTCTGGCGTAGGCGTAATAAACTTCTTGGATATTTACTTTCGGGTCGCGGTTAGTGGAATCCCAATCAGCTAGTTCCTGTGGTATGAGTCCTAAATTCTTAGCAGTAGCCAATACTTTTTCACCGCTATTACCAACTCCGGGCTTAGTTCCAGACAATACAACCAAATCTCTATCAGAGAAGTCAAATAATTCATTATAACGTGCCTTTAGATAGGCTTCACAGGCGTTTTCAAAACTATGACTAACACAGCCCCAAGTATCAAAATAAACATTGGACTGCGTTTCAAAAGAAGGTAAATAAGGAATGGCGTTACCGTCAGGAAATACTAATACTTTATCAACAGTAGTCAGCCCTCCAAATTCCAAAGAGTCTGGAGTAATAACTGGTAGAACAACTGCGCTATTTATTACTTGTTCGGTCATAGTTGTATTCTTTACGCTCTAACCATTCTTGCTGTTTGCCTGGATTCCAGTTTTTAAGTGGGGTCATCCAGCCGACAACACGACTGTAGACTAGACAGAGCTGTCTTTTACCAACCATATTTTAAAGTGATTATAACCCAATAGACTGCCCATACTAGAAGTCCAGAGAAAAAGGCGAAAGTCGCTTGGTCTGAAAAAGTTTTTAAGGGTAACATCTCGGCAATAATCGCAGATAGGCAAGTGGCGATTATAAATAAAGTAAATCCTAGTATTAGCTTCATCATAAAATGATGAGTTAGTAAGTAAAGGCGGAGTATTTCTACTCCGAATTTTTGATTTGGTAGGCTCTTGTAAGCAAGTTAGCAGCTTCTAAGAAGTCCATATTACCAAATAAGAAGTGGAAGGCTTTATGTCTTTCGGTATCAAGGCGGATTAGGTTAGATGGAGAACTATCTCCACCCTTGCATTTGTTCTTGATATGGTGTTTATTAAGCCTTTTTGACCTTTCCCATCTATGCTTTTTCATTTTAACCTCCTTCTGATGTTTAGTGTTCTATTAAGTTTGGAAATATCAGTACAGTTAATCGGCTTATTGCGATTATCTGTTATTAATTCACATCTAGTACCGCAATTAGCACAGAACCATCTAAATCTTAGTGGTTGTATTTCATAGCGAGAAAATATCCACTTAGCTTCCATTGTAACCTCCTGTTGTAAAGAACTATTTGACTTGAATTATTAATGCTATACCAGCTAAAACAAAAGCAGATATAATCATCCAGCCTATTCTATCGACTGCCTTTTCAGTTCGTTTACTAGCATATCTTTCATCAAACTTGTCGGTTAATGTTTGGGGAAGTTGGGCAACAGATATAGACACCTGATTCATTTTTTCAGAGAGTTGGTCTAGCTTCTCCATAAATTTGTCGTTAATTGAATCTTGTTTTGTAGACATATTATTTCCAAATCTGATTCAGCAACTCCCTTAGAAAACGGAGTACATCCACCATCAGAGCAACAAAAGCATTTATTAAATCTGGGTTATTGGCGATTAGCCAAATAAAGAATATGACCAGGATTATAGAAATGAGCCAATTCATATTACTTCGGATATTTACTCGTATCAACTCGGTAGTCAAATCCAAGTAACTTGATAATGGTAATAAAGAAACTGCGAGCTAGAGCAACAGCCACGCCGCCTAGTAAGGTATTAAGGAACTCCACATTATAACTAGCAGACTCAGCCGCTAAGACTAACTGTGGTGCGATTAGAAGTGAGAAGACACTAGCGAAAGTCATTAGAAATGACTTAACTTCGTATGTAAACCTTTTGCCATTTGCGGTTTTTAACCAAGAGTTAAATTTGTTCATATTTTTTAATTAGTTTAATAAGTTAGCCCTGTAAAGAGCTAACCTATAAACCAACTAGAGTGACAGAGCATTCGGGTTGAATGGGAACGGAGTGTTAACGTAAGTGGTTGTAATATCAGCAGCGTCAAGAGCAGTAGTTCCACCAGTAAAGGTAGAAGCAGAACCGTTATGAACTACGATAAAACCGATAACAACATCACCATCAGGGATAGTTGGGAATACTAAGTTGGCGAGAGCCGCACCAGTTAAAGTTCCTGGGGTTGTGGTTAGTGTTCCAGACGCATTGACTGAAAACACGAACAAGCCATACTTAGCGGCAGCAATAGTACCAACTAGAGCTGGCATATCAGCGGCAGCCTTAGATACTAAGACACCATCAATGAAGGCAGTAATAGTATTAACAGACTTAGCTAGAGCAGAGCTACCAGCCTTAATCGCTAAACCAGCGGAGTTAAGAACACAGTCTAATAAAGAAACCTGTAAACTGGTAATAACATCTCGCAAGTTCTGGTTGGCTGTAGCGTCAGAGACGTGAATTGATTTTGCCATACGAATTAATTAGAGTTATTAAATTCTGGTCTCTCAAGGTCAGATAACTTCCTGGCAGCCTTTTCAAAAGCCTCGTTAATTTGATTGTTAGAAGACATTATAATGTCCGCAATCTGTTGAGGAACTTCGACATAAACACCTTTTTTGATTTGGAGGGTGTAACCGTTTAATTGAACGGTCTCAAATGCTCCTTCGGCTTCTTTCGGCTCTTTAGGAATAATTATCCGAACTTTAGGTTGGCTATCGAGTTTAGCCTTCATTATTTCCTTCTTCGTTTGAGGTCGCTTTACAACCTCGCCCTTTAGGACTTCGGTTTTTAAGGCCTCATTTTTGGAAGTTTCGACATTAGTTTCAACTTCTTTTTCAATGGATTTCTTAGCCATACTTTTTATTTGTTATGTAGAGAAGGGGGAGTTGTCTCCCCCTAAACTAACTTATTAAGCGGTTACACCGTGTTCGATACGGAGCATATTCAACTGGTCTAAAATCTTGGTTACATAGGTAGCCTTCCAACCAATGGAAGCACGTTGGTCAAGTGGGTCAGATGTTCCACCAGAACCGAGTTGCTTTCTGATGGTCTTCATAGCTTCACCTGAAATTCTGGTAACACCATAAGCGTTAGAACCGAAAATCAAAGTGGCATAGACATCAACAGCAGCACCGACACCAGCATCTTCAAAAACCTTAGCTTCAGTAGTTTCAATAAAGCGAACTTCATCGAGCTTACCAATTTCACCAGCCATTACACCACCCTTAACTGAACCAGCGTATTTCTCAACTGGGACAAAGGCGGAATCAGCCTTAAGGTCATAAGAAGCGTTAGGATGGATAATACCAACGTAACAAGCGTCAACTGGAGAGGTAGCATAGCCACTAGAAGCGTCAACCATAGCGGTCAACTTCTTGGCTTTGTTATTCTTCATTGTGCGGACAGCTTCTCTGATTTCAGAAACTGACAATTTCATAGCAGCGGTAACTTCATCACGAGCAGTAGCTGCACCAGCATACTGAATGGTAGTACCAGCAACTAAAATATCTCTGGTCAAGGTGTCGAGGGTTAAAGCAGCCTGTTCAGCTAAAATCTGGGTTGCTTCTGTCTCAACAGCGTCTTCGGTTTCCATCTTTAACTTATCGGTTAAGGTAACATAGTCACCATAATTACCGATAGTTGCGTAACTGTCAGTTACAGCAAGCTGGCTACCGTTCGGAGTTACACCCTCAGTTAGAGGAGTGGTCGCAACTGACAAAGCGGAATACTTGCGGAACTTAATTACGTCTGAGTTGTTCTTCGGGATGTCACGAACCTGACCAAATTTGCTGTGGAGTAAAAGAGGGGTGGCTCGTTCTAATAAAGTCCTATCATAGTAGGAATTTATGTTGGCAACTTGGGATTTGCCAGTGATTGCTACGGGCATAGTTTTGTGTTAGCCACGTCTTAAGACTTCTTCCTGATAGGCTTTAAATTCATCTTGGGATTTATCCCAGACTCCATTACTGCTAGAGGTAGAGGACTTTGTAGACGGGTTTGGAGTTGAGCTGTCTATTCGGCTTTTAGAACTGGTGGTATCTAGGACTGACTTAATAACTGGGTTATTAAGAGCATCGTCATAGGTTTTACCAGAGCCTTTAGAAGCTAACTTGATTAAATTAAATAACTCGTCTGAAACCTCAGGGTGAGATTTCCTCCAATTAGAGTCTGTTGAAACGTCACTCAATTCAGCGAGTTTAGCTTCTGTTTCCTCTAATCGTTTTGAAAGAGAAGTGATAACACTTTCTTTCTTAGCTTTTTGCTGTTGTCTAAGTTCAAAACCTTTACGGTTCTGCTCTTTGACTTCAGGCGTTTCTTCTTCTTTAGATTCTTCGGTTACCTCGGCTTCTTCCTCGGTTTCCTCAGTACCTTCTTCTACGACTTCTTCCTCACCTTCGACAACTTCGTCTTCGGCGGTAAATTCTTTTGACATAAATTTCTCGCCCGTAGGCGGTTAATATTTAATCTCCCTATTAAGGGGTTAGTAAACTTATAAACTTAGAGATAAACTTCTTGATTCCTAGAACTGTCTTAAACTCCTGGCCGACTATTTCGACAGACTGTTTATCATCTATATCCTCGAACTTTAGAGCTTCTAATTGCTGTGCTAAAAAGTCCATTAGTAGTTTACCGTTCGGACTTTTAGCAGCGTTTCTTAACTTCTCTAAATTGTCTTCATTGTTAATATCCATATCTTAATTATAGCATAGTGCCTCCGATAGACTCAGGCTGTTCCATCTGTGGCATTCCACCTGGTGTTCCGCCTGGTGTTCCGCCTGGTATTTCACCAGCCATTTGTTGTTGATCAGGTGGTGTAAATGCTTTAACATTTATCTTAAATCCTAAATCATTAGCTAGTTCGCTTACTAACTTAGCCCTTGCCTCAGGGTCAATAATGAATTGGAGTAACTGGATACCATTGGAAACTTTCGCTTGCTTGTTAAATGACTCTCCAGTTGGGTTAAAGCCGATATAGAGTTCAACATCCTTAAAGAAGTCTTTTTCCATTTCAAGAAAATACTTTTCGTCTTTAAGAATCCTCTGCTTTTCAATCTCTACTATCTGGTCAAACTGCTCTTGGGTAACCATTCCCCCTTCGATAGCAATTTTAGGAAGCATTTTAATAATCTTTCCCTTAGCAATAGCGTTAGCGTATTCGTTTATATATTCAGGGTCGCCAACTATTTCCATCTTCTCAATAGTAGAAGTCTTTTTTAATATAGTAGGAACTGCCCAGCGTTTAAAGACAGAGGAGAAAAACAGGCCGAACTTCTCTCGGATAAAGTCATAATACTTTCCAACCTGGACATTCTGGACATTTACAGCCGTTGCGGAAGTGCTAGAGGGCATTGCCTCACCAGAGGCCACTTCAAATGCCTTAAGAGCCTTCTCAGCGTCACGGATATTAGCGTTCCACTCATTAGAAAACATTACTAGATTAGGGAACTGGTTATTTAAGACTGCTAAATGCTCAGTAGATATTACCTGACCAGTTCTAATAGAAGACAAGACGTTTTTAGTGGCTATCTTCTGGTCTGTAGACCAGTAGACGAACTTTGAGGCTTGTTCTAAGACTTCGTTAAAGCGATTCTTAAGGTTATTGGCGTTGTTTTGGTAAGGGATAAGTATCTCTCTCGCACCTTCTCTTAGCCATCTACCCTTGTAAGCCCCTAAATGAAACTCCTCATAGGGTTTGTACTTGGTAATAGTCAACTGCTCGGATATTTTAATCACTTCTGGCTTAAGTTCTTCGGCAAAGACTACAATTCCTTGCTGGTCGTTGTTAAAGTTTTCCCACTTCTTGCCTTTTTTAGCCTTAACAACAACAATTAAGCAATTAGTATATTCCTTAGCGTCTTCGTCACTTACATCATAATCCTTATCAGTCAATTCCTTTTGAATATAATTATAATTGGCTCGGCTCAACTCACCATAACGGTAAAAAGCCTCATAAGAAGGCAAGTCATCATCTTTACCCATATTACCAAGAGCAACAACCTTATCAATATTTTTCCATTCCTTCATCTTTCTGAGTGTCGTTTGGTTCATTATCTGTTTTTCAATAACAACCGTATCTTCTAGTGTTCTAGCGGACTGGTCAATTACGTAAAGATTAGACAGTAAGACATTAGCGAAAATCTCAGCGGAGTTATTGGAGTTATTAACCTTTCTAACTACCAGATTACCAATGTCGTGGCCTTCTTCCATTAAGTCGTTAATCTTCTCGCCTTGATTGGTTTGTCTTAGCCAATGCCTAAATAAACATTTAGCCAAGAACTGCTTGGCGATATGGTACGCATTATCAACATATGGCTCAAAGTCTTTGGTATCTAAATCAGTATTTACAACTCTGGTCGCAATAATAGATGAGCCAATATCATAGAACTCTCTCGGGTCAGCCTTCCCATCACCATAAGGCATTAAAAAGCCATTGTTCTGATGAGTTAAAACAGTATTCAGGGTGTCATACTGGCTATAGGTTTTATTTCCTAAAGTTAGCGTACCAGATTCATAATCCTTAATCTCTTTAAAGACAATGTCGATAATTCGGCTAGTGGGGTTAGTTACTTTCTCCATATTATTTGAACGGAGTTGGACTGTAATCCTCCTCGTTTTTACTCATTACGCTATCTTGGAAGTTAGCGGTTTTAGTTATTATATGTTTTCTCATCTCAAACGCTATTGCTAGAGCCATTAAGAGGTCGAAGTGGTTAGTGGTGTCTTCATTAGCCTTAATGACATTTAACTCCTCTTTATCATAGACTTTCATTTCAATTAACAGCCCTCTATCGTAAATCTTTAATAAGTCATCTTCAATCGCCGATTTTAGTTCAAAGAATATTCTTGGTTTACTGGACAAATTAGTGTGCCACCCCAACCGTACTCCCTTAGTGTCAAGTACTCTATCAACGTTAGTTTCCTTGAATATGTGGCTCGTTGGGTATATCTCCTTTAATTTTACCAAAGTGGCATAACCGTGATTGTTTCTTTCTACCGCTACAATCGGGTTACCGTATCTCTCAGCACCGTTCCTAATTTCATAGGCTAGTAAATCAGGGCTGATCGCGCTGCTCTTATAGACTGCTACAACTTCTGAGGTGGTAAAGTCTAATATGATTATTGTTGAGCTATCTCTACCTATTCCCTCGGCAACGTCACAGCCTAATCCGTAGTGGTGTCCAGGGCGGTAGTCCTTATAGTAGAGCCAGTCGCCTGATACCCGACCAGTCATTACTTCACTCTCTAGCTTTCTTAAAATAATCTCTATCGGGAACAACTTTAAGCCAGAACTAGCGAAGGCTTCATCTGGTGTTGTGGGATATTCCTGAGTCATTTTATCTTTTAAAACTTTCTTCTGGGCGTAGTACCAGAAAATCTTTTTATCACTCAAATTGTACTTAACTTGATAATCTCTTAAGTCCTGAGGGATTTCAGAATAGTTACCTTCCAACTCGCAGTCATCATCATCTGTCCAACCGTAGAAGTGGAACTTAAACTCTAAGGGGTTAGAGGCTTCTTTATACATTGCCTCTTGGCACATTTCGTAGAACTCTCCTGTTTCTCCTTCTGCGGTACTTTCTATATCAATTCGGCCAGAAGTCGGAACTGCTGGGATAGAACCAGTTATAATTTCTCTAGCTTTTTCAGGGTACTTAGCGCAGATTTTACCAAACTCAGAAATGTGTAGTCTTTGAACTGTATCAGAACGGGCGGAAGTGGTTACTCTAATAGATGAACCGTGAGCAAAGTGTAATTCTTCTTGTGTTTCAGCAGTTAAGGTATAAAGGGATTTAAGGGGGAAGTGTTCCCAAGCTATTTTAGCCTTTTGAAATATCTTCTTAGCGTCATTCTTAGTATGGGCAATTAGGGTGAAGTTAAAGTTACGATTAAAAAGAACATCATCTAAACCGTCAATTAAAGCGTTAGTGGTAAATCCTCTCTGGCGAGATTTCAGGTTGATATTTCTATTATGGATTTTAGAGTTATAATCTGCCTGAACGGTGTTCTCGGTAAAGGTAATTAACTTGCCTTGCTTATTGACAATTTTATAGAGATGGTTAATCCTCCAATTCTTCTGTGTCAGCCTCTGGTCTACTTTCACAAGCGTCTAAGATATGACTAATATTTAAATTACCTGAGTGTTCTACTTCGTTTTTGTCTTTCCAATTAAAGTTTTTTAGAGCAAATATATCACCAGAATTACCACGAGAAATAAGCCTGTCCTCATACCCACTTTCTATTTTTAACTTGGCCTGCTTTATAGTGTCAGAAAATTCGCTCTTGCCCTGGTAATCAAGTAATGTTTCTCTGCTAGTATCTAAGAAAATAGCTAGGTCAGTTATCTTAAATTCTCTTATCTGAACATTTTTCTTGATATGGAACTCTTTTCTCTTACCTTTATCATCTAATATCCAGTCTCCATTATCATCCCTCCTATATTCATCAAGCCACCGTTCCTCATAGCAACTATCAAAATAATCTTCAATTTTCTTTTGAAGTTCTTTTACGGATTTGAATTTTAGAGGTCTACCTACTTCTGCCATATTATTCTGAATCACTATAATCTATAAATCCTATCGCCGAAGCTCCTGGATTAGATTTTTTAAAATCTTCATCAAGCCATACATCACTAACGGGGGTGGTCTTATCCTTCCTAATAACTTGGCTTGCGCTTTTAGCCATTATGTATTTACGGACTATAAATAGTTTATCCCCTGGTTTCATACTCAGAAATTATCTTTATACAAAGCGTAAATCGCTGCTTCTAAGGTTTGTATCGTCTGGTGTGGGAGGTTTAGGTCATATATTGCTGAAATCGCCTCCAGGCACTCGTGAATAACCACACTCTCTTTATTACTCTGGGATAGGTTCTTGTTAATTAATATCTTGTTGTCCGTGAAGTCTGTGCTACCGCTATCAGCTAGTCCGTCAATATAGTCTACAGTAAAGTGGTGTCCAGCAATCTTAATAAGGTTTTTAGTAAACATATAAGATTAGATACAAGGAGGGCTATACCGCCATAATTAGCTAAGGGGTATTGATAATGAATATATATCAAAATAGAAATACATACCCATTAACCAACACCGCTTAGTTAACTATATGTTGTTGAGCCTTTAAGGCTTACGCTACCCAAGCCCTCCTAAACTAGCTAGCTCCATTAAAACCCTATATTAATAAGGTGCTAATGGCGGGAGCTAGAGTATCTTGGACGTAATTACAGTCGCTAGTTATTTACCGTCGCAAGTTACTGACCAACGACGCTATTTTGAATTGTTTAAGCACAAAGAGAGGGTTATTGCCCTCAGATGTGCGGTTTATTACTTAGTGATAAGGTTCGCCATAAAATGGT